GGCTGGAGGGGCTTTAAAGCGGATTGGCTGAAGGACAGGAACCAGTCAAAGACGGCTGGCACTCGAAATCAGGAAGTAATGTCAGGGTTAACCCGAGGTTTAATTGGAGGAGACAACAATGCTCGACTACTTGGAAAGTGACTTTTGCCAGCCTGAAGACGCCTTGGATTACATTTTTGGGCGCATGGGTGCAATCTACGGAGCTGCTTTTATGCGTCATTGGGATGGGGTAGATCATGGATTGGTCCGTCAGACTTGGCTGGAGTTGCTGGGAGTTCATGCGACCTACAAGCCAAAGATTGATTATGCCCTTTTGCACATGGACCCTAAGTTCCCACCTTCGGCATTGGCTTTTAAAAACCTATGCAAAGAAGGTCCGAGGATTCCTAGCAAGCCAAATACCATAATCACTAAGCAGCCAACTCAAGCCGAGATCGCTGCAGCAGCTAAGGCAAGAGAGGAAGCACTCGAAAAATTGAGGGAATTCACCTCCTCATTCAAACAAAAATCTGTTGCAATGATGGGAAGAAAGTAAATGGAAAAGCAAAGCTCAAACGCACTGGTAAAGGTCCGAGCCGTATTTGTCAAAGAAAAAAATCCGTTGACCCTATCTGCGATCCGAGAAAAAACCAATTTGACTTCTGCTGCAATCGCAATGGCTTTGTGCCACCTGCGAAAACAACGGTATATCACTCGGGAAATCGTGCCAAATACAACTTTGAGAGCTCGGAAGGAAGTATGGTCCTACCAGTATCACCCGGACCGGATCAATGGCGATCAGTGAGCAAACGCATAAACACCGTTGCCTTGTACGGCAGCTTTTGAAATACAGACACGAATGGGGATTGGGGGAATTTAGAAGATGGGTGAATACGGAAAGGTCAAAATCACTATGGCTCAAGTGCGAAAGCGACTTCATCGTCCAGTGGAGGCTAGGGAACCGGGGAGACTGGGGGGTGTGGCTATAACCGAACTTCAAGTTGCAAAAGAAGCTGCCGATTACTGGAGAACGAAGTATGATGAGCTACTGAAGCACATTGAGCACCAAAACCAGTATTGCAGATACCTAGAGCGTGAAGTTTTTGGAGGACCTACTTTTTGAGAAAATATTTAATATTGGCTCATGACGTTGCTAGGTCAAACGCAAAAATTGCCGTAGCAGAAGCCCCGGAAGGCTACGCAGTTGAGATCAAACCGATTACCCGCAGCCTAGCTCAGAATGCCAAGCTTCATGCCCTGCTAACCGATATTGCCAAAGCACTTGAATGGGCTGGCGCAAAGCGAGACGTAGAGACTTGGAAACGATTATTGACGGCTGCATGGCTTCGAGCTCGTGGCGAACCAATCGAAATGCTGCCAGCTTTAGACGGTCATGGGGTCGACATCGTTTTCCGTAGGACCTCGGAGCTGTCGGTCAACGAAATGATCGAGCTGATTGAATACATCCAAGCATGGGCAGTCGATAAAGATTTAAGTGTATGATAAGAATATATTCACGAAAGGATATGTAATGTACGTTATCAGAAACGAAGACAACGAAGTAATGCGGATTGTTGGCAGACAAGAGGAAGCTTTTGCAGTTTGCGCTTTGCGTCCCGGATGGACGTTTAAATGCGTCCGCAAGCCAAAACCAAAGCTGGATTTGTCACAGTTTGAGGAAGCGTTGCTATGAAGGACATTCTCAATCTTGCTAAACTAATTATCTGCATGGTCATATTGCTTTGTGCAGTCAAAGCATTTATGGATTACAGGGATAATTGCCCAGTCGATATTTTTTGGCAGTCAAGCAATAGCGTTGAAAAGCAATTTTGCCAGTTGGCTTACGGGTACAAGTATGGCGACTAAAGCACAGAAAGAACATTTTGACAAACTTGCAAGCCTCGGGTGCATCCTTTGCATTCACCTTGGATACGGAGAAGGAAGCCCTGCTGTCATTCATCACATCCGTAGAGCCGGGAAGCGCAGTAATGCTCCAGTCATCCCCCTCTGTCCCGAGCACCATACTGGTAATTCCGGTATTCATGGACTTGGACGCAAAGCCTTTGAGAAGCACTACCAAGTCACCGAGTACGATTTGCTGGAACTCGCCACTGGAAAAATTGCATGACAATGACTGATCGATTAACATTGGTGGAAATCGGTCAGTTAATTCCTTTTTCTGACGCAGGATAAACGTAACCTGACCCTTCGGGGTTTAGTGTAATATGATGGTATCCCCAACCAGCAAACGATACCATTATGAAAAATTACATTGATGAATTAGATAAAAACCTAGGAAAAGGCGGGGATCATACCGTCATCAACGGAGAAATATCTGAAGCTTTATTTTTGGTTCATGCTGCAAAAAATAATTGGGCTGTTGGAATTCCTTTGGGAAGGATTCGATCCCATGACTTTTTGGCAAAGCTGCCAAATGAAGGCTGGAAAGCAATTCAAGTAAAAACTATATACGTTGGCACTCAGGGTAACGGTAGGAAAATAAGAGTTGTAAGCGTTAGAAAAGGATTAGGTAAAAACTATTCCGATGGCGATTTTGATTATCTTTTTGCTGCTTCCGAGCAAATGAGTTGGTTAATTCCTTGGGAAGAAATCAAACACAAAAAATCTACTATTTCTCTCGAAAACAAAGCTTGGGATAGGTTTATACTTTCTTAGCACCTAAAAAGGAACTTGATGAGCAGACGGTTTACCGATCCTGAATTTGAGGAGATATGCGTAAATTTTTGGCAGTATGCCAAAGCGCATAGGTATGGTGGTCCCCGTCTTCCTCCCGGCTTCGCAAAAGTGATCAATGAAGGATCAGCCACTCATGAAGTCGACTATCCGTTAAACAAGTATTTCCCAGCATTTACTTTGGTGATTGACAGCTTTGATCCAGTGGAGCAGATTGCTTTTTATGCGGTCTACATTTCGGCTGGATACAGGAATGGACGCAAGATCCCGATTAAGGTCCTTGCAAGCGAGGTAGGAATCAGCCGGGCAAACTTTTACAAGAAGGCAGACTCAGTAGCTCAAAAGGCATGGAAACAAGCCAAGAACATTACAATGCTGCACTCGAAACTTTACAATCCCGAGAAAAAACTTTACAAACCTGAAGACGTGGAAGCAGATTAAGGTGGGGGGTGTAGATTTGGTGATTTTGAACTGTAGAGCAGAAGGCAGAAAAACTCTCTACTTCTCACATCCTCTAATGTCTGCCTAACCACCCCCGTTGATAGAGAAATATCATGGTAAATTTGCCAATCATGGATAAACTGTATCCCAGTTTGGGAGTCAATAAAGTTGGATACATTTTGGGCAATAAATCGTATATTTTCGATACGCTGAAAGGAATAGTCAGCTAATGGCACGTCCTTCAAAGCTCACTGACAAACAGTGGGAAGAAATCAAAAGCCGAATGCTCAAGGGCGAGAAGGCTGCGGATCTATCCCGAGAGTACGGGGTGAGTAAGACATCGATCAGCGAACGGCTTTCCGAACGAATCCGAACAATGAAATCCGTTTCAAATCAATTAGTTACGGCTGAACAGAATTTAAAGGCTTTACCTGTTTCCGAACAAGTTACCGTACTAAACTTTGTGGATGACCTCAAAGCGATCAGTACGAACCTAGCCAGCGCAGGTAAGTTCGGAGCCATAAATGCCAATCAGTTATCGAGACTGGCAAATCAGCAGCTCAATACAGTGAATGAGGAAAACCTCCTGACTGGCGAAGGCATGGTCGCACTCAAGACGGTGAGCGCATTGCAAGACATGGCAAACGAAGCCAGCAAAGTTCCCTTGGGATTGCTCAATGCAAACAAGGAACAAGTGCAGAAATTCACAAGTACCGAAGACTCAGATCTGCGGGAAATGACAGACGAGGCTCTCCTTGCCATCGCAAGCCGAAGCAGCTAAGGAAGTCCTAATCAGGCGCAGGGCTCGTGCAGACATTCTGCAGTATGCCAACGCTATTGATGTACCGGGTAAACCGTCCACAGACGATCCCGACACTGAATTCTTTGAGCCAATCGAAACCACGATGGCTCATCATCATCGGCTTTTATTGCAAAAGCTAGATGAAGTAGCAAATACTCCGTATGGTCGAATGATGGTATTTATGCCCCC